GTATTAACCCTGTTATGCGTAACGATGACGGCGATGTTTTCCAATGGAACGGAACAGAGTACGTCAGGACTTTTAAAGTAGACGATCACGCTAGTTTTGGTGATTACGCTAGACTTCTTTCTGCTACTGCTTTAAGCACGCTTGCTGGGCCTCAAATAGCTGCTGCTTTAGCTCCAGCCCTAGGTGCTACAGGCGCTGCTGCTGCTTCTGGCGCATTTACTAGCGCTCTAGGTCAAGCAGCTACTTCTGGTGATGTAGACATGGATGCTGTAATTAGATCTGCTGGTCTTTCTGCGGCATCTACAGAAATTTACAATGCTCTGTCTCAGGGGCCAAATTCAGTATTAGATCAAGTTAATGATTATATTAGCGAGTGGGCAGGAGGAGAAGAAGGTTTTGTAGGGCCTAATGGCTTTGTTACAGAGCTTCCAGAGGGTATTACAATAGAAGGAATAATGTCAGGGGCGCATCCAGAGTGGGTAGCAGCAACCCAGCAGCCTTGGATTCCTGAGCTGCCCGATTGGGTTGTTGATGCTGCTCAAGGTGTTTCAGGAGCTATTGGAGGACTCTCGGGTCAAGAGTGGCAAGGAGGATCTTCTGTTGTTACAGGCTCTACAGACGTCACGACAGACGGAGAAACAGAAGAAGAAGAAGAAACAGAAGAGACACCCGTAGTTACGGATCACACAGAAGTAACAGACAACACAGAAACCGAAGTCATCGAGGGATCAACGGTAGGCGATTTAGACGCAACAGAAGACGTTATCAACACAGGCACTGGCTTTGATCCAGAGGTTGAAGAAGAACCTGTAGTTACTGAGCCGTTCCCAGGCGCTCCTCCTCCTGACACAACTTTTGTAGACGACACTCCGGAAGACCCTGTAGTTACTACAGGTGCTCCTCAAGCTGGCTCTGGATTCTCTATAGGAACTGGTGGCGGTATGATGTCTGGAGCTTCTAACTTTAATCCGTTTACAGCCAATGTTAACTACGGCGGTATGATTATTCCCTCAATTAACGTACCTCAGAAAACTTCTTACCTAAACGAACTTAACTCAATTCTTCAGAGGGCGAGACAGCGATAACCTATGACTTATTTAGAATTAGTGAATAACGTCCTTACTCGTCTACGGGAGGACAACGTATCTACAGTTAACCAAAATAGTTACTCTGCTTTGATTGGTACTATTGTTAACGACGCTAAAGAGATTGTACAGAACGCTTGGGATTGGTCTCAGCTAACTTTGCTTACAGAGGTTACTCAGGCTAGTGACACTGTAGAGTTAGCAGACTTTGGTGATACAGATTTTGTAGAAGGAATTAAAGTAGGAGATAATTGGCTAAAGGTGCTCCCTAGGACTTGGATTGACGACATGGAGCCTAAAACAGGAGAACCTGAATACTACGCTTTTATTGAATCTGCTACAGATGGAGACCTTATCTTTAAGGTTTACCCAACGCCTGCTTCATCGGTAACATTCAAGATTTACACTACAGATCGTCGAGGGTTGCTTGAGAATGACTCCGATGTAACACGATTGCCTCACATGCCTATTATTCACTTTGCTTTAGCTTTGGCTGCTAGGGAACGCGGAGAAAACGGAGGCACCACTGTTCAAGAGTACTTCAGTATTGCTCAGAACTCTCTATCAGACGCTATTGCTTACGACTCAGGAAGAAACCCCGATAAAACTATCTGGTACACGGTGTAACCTATGGCAGCACCTCTACAGCACATTAATCTATTAGCCCCTGGATTCAAAGGGGTCAATACCGAGGACTCTCCCTTAGCTCAAGACCAATCGTTTGCTGAAGTAGCAGATAACGCCATCATTGACCAAAGGGGGCGAATTGCATCACGACAAGGATATACGCTAACAACAACTGACGCTACACCTTTAGGAACTGACCGTATCCACAGGATACATGAGTTTTACGACGCTGCCGGTAATGAAGTTATCTTTAGTACAGGGAACGGAAAGATATTCTCTGGTACTACTATACTTACCCAAGAAAGCCCCGATGGTTACTTAGGCACTGGAGAAAACAACTGGAAAATTGTTAACTTTAACGATAAGTGTTACTTCTTCCAGAGAAACAATGAGCCTCTCGTGTACGACAACGCAAACGGTATGAGAACTTTTAGCACAGCTAACGGTGCCACTACCGATTCTTCGTTGTACTGTCACGAGGCTCTAGCAGCCTTCGGACGGCTCTGGATTGTAGGCTCTAATGATGATCCTAATACTATCTTTTGGTCTGATCTGTTGATTGGTACAGACTTCACAGGCGGATCTTCAGGCTCTATTGATGTAACGCTAGCGTGGCCTGATGGTTACGACGAAGTAAGAGCCTTGGCTGCTTTCAATAATAATTTAATTGTCTTTGGTAATCACTCTATTATTGTCTACGGTGGTGCTGATAGCCCTGCTAATATGGCTCTAGTAGACACTGTAGCAGGCATAGGCGCTGTCTGTAGGAACTCAGTGCAACACATTGGTACTGACGTTTTGTTCATGTCCCCAGAAGGTCTCAGAAGCTTCGGTAGGGCTATCCAAGAAAAGGCTCTACCTATCTCTGACCTCTCTAGGAACATCAAGAGTGAGCTTTTAGAGCAGCTTCAGAGCCGCTCTGAGAGCACATCTAGTGTATTTAGTCCAGAGAATTCATTCTATTTAATTGTTTTCCCTGATCTTCAGCTTGTCTATTGTTTTGACATTAGAGGGACTGTAGAAAACGGAGCCTATAGGGTTACTCGATGGCCTTCTACTGACTTTAAGACATTTAGCCGCAAAAGAGACGGCACACTTTTGGTAGGTACTTCTGAAGGAATCGGGGAGTACTCAGGGTACTCAGACAACGGTAGCATCTATCAGTTTCAGTATAGAAGCCCGTCCCTGGCTTTCGGGGACTCTAGCCGACTAAAGATGCTGAAAAAGATTAAATCAACTGTTGTAGGCGGAGCCACTGCCACGGGTACAGTATCTTGGGAATATGACTTTAGCGGAAAAACAAACACTGCTCAATTATCTATCGACGGAGGCTCTATAGCTTACTTTAATGAAAGTGAGTTTAATGAAGCAGAGTTTTCATCGGGTATTTCTGTAGCGCGTAAGACGATCAACGCAAGTGGATCAGGGGAAGTAGTAAACATTGGTTTTACTATGCCAATCAACGGTGCGGAAGTGTCTATACAAGAGTTAAACGTGCTCGCTACAGTAGGAAAAGTTCAATAAAGAGGATTAAATAAAGATGGCGATTGATTGGGGACAAGTAGCATCAGGGGCGGGACAGTTTCTTCCGGGGCTTCTAAGTGGCGCAGGCGGCGCTGCTCAAGTAAACAACGCTTACGACACACTAGGTGAAGTAGGAGCTTTGGGACTATCTGCTGGTAACGAGCTAGCTAACACAGCACTACAGCAGACAGCTTTTAGACCTTTTACTATTACTTCTGCTACAGGCAGTAACTTTGGTCAAACAGTAGACAGCCAAGGAAACATTAGCGCCGCTGTTTGGACAACAGCAGCCCTTTGGTCTATCAGGTGTTCAACAGACAGGTAACCAAGCGTTTGGCCTAGGAAACCAGTTCATGCAGCAGGCAGGCATGGGCACAGGAGCGCGTGAGGAAGACATCTACGGACGAATCAGGGCTATGCAAACCCCTGAGGAGCAACGACAGTCCATGGCGCTAGAGGAGCGTCTCGCGGCTCAAGGACGACTCGGGGTGCGTACTAATCAATACGGAGGCACTCCCGAGCAACTGGCTCTTGAGAAAGCGCGAGAAGAAGCTCAGAACCAAGCGTCTCTAATGGCGATGCAACAGGCACAACAAGAGCAGCTACAACAAGCTAACCTTGGTACTAACTTTGCCACACTAGGAAACCAAATGGCCCAAGGGTCTCAAGGACTCTTAGGCGGTCAGCTAGGCTTGTCTCAGACAGCACAACAAGGTGCTTACATCCCGCAAGCGGCTCTCTTGGATGCCCTTCAGCCGGGGCTTGCAGCAGCTACCATGGGTCAAAAAGGTGCAAGCGGCTCTCTTGGATGCCCTTCAGCCGGGGCTTGCAGCAGCTACCATGGGTCAAAAAGGTCAGCTTACAGGCGCTCAGATGTACGGAGAGTCTGTAGCATCTGGCTTGGACGCACTCCTTGGTTCAACCTTGGGTCAAGCAAACCTAGTAGGCTCTCTAGGCTCAGGGCTTCTTTCAGGCGCTACAGGAGGCGATTCCTTGGCAGATATGGTTGGAGGGTTTGCAGATTTCTTAGGTGGACTATTTGGAAGCGGATCAACCGGCAACCCGACAGGGTATAGCTCTATTGACCAATTCTTTTGATACAGGATTAAATAAAGATGGCTAGATTTGCGCAAGGAATGATGAACAGCCTCACGAACCCCGCTTATGCGCCTGTGTTAGCGCAGGTAGGTCAGCAGGTTGGTGGTGGTGCTACTGCTGCTCGACAAGTGATGAAGAATCGAAAGGAAGAAAGCGAGTACCGTGAGTTAATGACCCAAGCACAGCAGGCAGTAGCGTCTAAGGACTCTAGTGCTTTGGCTTCTATCGCTGCTCGATTGAGTAGTATTGGTAAACAAGAGCAGGCCATGGCGTTGTCTCAGGCGGCTCAGAAGATCTCAGGAGAGGCCACTACCCAAGGACAGTCTCAGGAAGTTCAGAGGGCACTAGGGGCTGTTAGAGCCGCAGGCGCTCAAGGTGTGCCTCTAACGCAGCTAGCGGGACTTCAGGACTTCATTATTAAGAATAATGGGACTCAAGAGCAGATTACTGAGGCTTACCGAGGGGGTGTTCCTAAAACAACGGGAGAAAACATTACTAGTTCTAGAAGTGCTGGTCAGTATGTAGACGAAGAAGGTAACTATTTTGAAGTGGATATCCAAAGGACTTCATCAGGAACGAAGAAACAGTACGTTCCTATTTCCCCAAACTCCCCAGAGACTCCTGTAGGTAAAGTAACCCCTGTTGGTGGACAATACATGGAAACCGCTGATCAAGCTTCTGGAAGGCGTCTTGAAGAAGCTGGGAAAGAAACAACAGCTAAAGAATTTTCTAAGTCTCGCGTAGAAGCCATAAATAGTTTACCCCAGATTGAGAGATCTATTG